CTTTCGCAGACGTTCCTCATCCGGTTGCTGGATACCCAAGTAATTCTGCATGATGGTAAATTCGGATAACAGACCCCGCACCTGGGAAGCCATCGCATGTTTCCGCACCTGCTCATTCGGGAACTCAGGTTTGATTTCGCAAACAACATGCAGACCCCGCAAATCCTCACCCTTGATTTCAGATGAGAATACGACACCTTTGGATTTCCCATACACCCGCAGAACCGCAGAGCCAGAGAAATATTCAGTCAGGTGCGTTGCCTGTTTTGCCCACCAACTCCACAAAGTTTCCAGATGCAGAAGGGGTTGCTCCAAGCGGATACGGTTCTGGTCGCCAAGCTGAGACAGGGCATAACCGGAGACATCGCTTGCTCCACCCCCATACATTACGTCTGAAAACCCAGACTGTTGGACACGAGAACGGAAGAATTCAATCTGCCGTTCTACATCAGGCGGGTTGCCTGTCCACTGTGGAAAACCGAAGTCTTCATCCAGAGACAAGTTTACAATATTTCCAAGCCCAGGGTCAAGAGCAATCTGCCTGCCCTGATTAGTCTTTGCCACCAAGGGGAGAGACGAGAACATATCAATCTGGCGTTGTCTGCGATTGATTGACTTTTCCAGTTCCAGCACCGGAGTTTCCAGAGGGGTTAGGATACTCTGCCATGACCTCGAATCCATCCGGTCTGTCGGTTTGTAGAAACTGACAGCGAAGGGAAACTCGGCATAGCCTTCCACGACCTTCAACTCATAATCAGGAACAAAGTTCCCGGCGTAGACAATCGCGTGTTGCAAGACTTCTGTGCTATCCGGCTGTATCTTGATTTCCCAATAGTCCACCAGGTCGTGTTTGAGGTTCAGTTTGGCGTTGAAGTCAAGGTGCTTGAACTCTTTTAGCTCCACAGCGAACATTGTCTCCACGTCAAACACGGACTTCACCTCAGTTCGTGCCATGACTGCCCACCGTCCAGTACCTCCCGGCAGGAGCAGAATGTTGAGTGGGTCAATCACCTGCACCCGCAGGGGTGGTTCAGAATAGACAGGAGCAGTATATTCATTCCCATCATAGTCGAAGAAGGTTTCCGTGCTGATAGTACGCTTGGCAATCGCTCCATCCCACACAGTATAGAGAACAGCACCACCATCCCGGACGAAGTGCGTATCAACCTCATACCGAATGTCATAGCCGTTCCGGTCTGAGTTCACGTCCACCAGACCAGCCAGATACTTCTCGGCTGCGCTGGTTACTCTGTCCATCTGAGCGGTAGGTTTCCACGAGCTTGCCTTCCAAATCATTTCGTTGGCAATAAAGATGCCAACTGCCAAGTCTACGGTATTGGTAAAGGTCGGGTCGGCATATCGGCTTTCATGGGGCAGGGCAGGGCGCTGGTCAAAGTAGTGGTCGAAATTGTAGAGCTTTCGCCATCTCTTGATGTTTTCATGCCAGCCCTTCGTAAAAGCACGAGCCAAGTCAATTCGATATAAGACACTTCCAAGGTCAGTATTTTCCATCAGTCCTCCGAGAACATCCAAGGCACATTTTTCTTCTCCCGCCACGAATTCATATCCGCAAAGGGAGCAGAAATATAGATTGGCTCAAACTCAACCCCGCCGTGACTTACGGCTCGGTAAGCTGCCATCGCCAAAGCAATCGTATAATCCACCGGTTTATGGACACGATTATTGCTGGTTGATTTTACCAGACGAAACCCATTTGGGTCTGCCTGTGCTACGGTATTCAATACATGCTGTCTGGCTTCGTCATCTTTATAAGTATGAAACTTTCGGCTAACTAGCAGGTCATACAAGTTTTGTCCGACCCTGGTCATGTTACCGGTTGTCTGCATCAATGGTTCACAGGGCAATCCCCTCTGTTTGAGCCGTGTCATTGTCTGGTGAATGTGTGCAGGGTCATACGTAACTTCCAATATCTTGTACCAGCGACTCATTTCCAGCAGGAAACTTTCGATGGTAACATCAAAATCCATCGGAGAGTCTTTGGTCGGAGTCCAAATCTTGTGGAACAACTCATGAATTGAGCCATCCTTCGGCTCATAGACGACCCCAACCACCACCGTACAGTCATGATTGATTGAACCATCCACCCCAATTATTACAGGGTATAACCGCATGGGGTGGTCTTTCCAAAGCAGGGATGAATTCGGAGAATCACACGCTGCATCCCATACTTCGGGAGCAATAAAACTTTCCTTTGATGTTACCCACTGGTTTTCATGCAACCGCAGATAGGCAGCCGGACGCAGGGTTGCCCTCTGCTCGCGATAATACTGCTCTGTCTGCCACGGAAGGCGGGGTTCGCTATCCCAATAGGTAAATTGGTGTTCCGTTTTCCAGCACGGCAGGTCTGCCAGTTCTGGAATAGTCTGTCCCTGCCCACCCTCATACTCATCCTCGCCAACTCCGGTACTATATAAGTCCCACAGCAGGTCACTTTCATTGATATACCCAGCATAAGTAGCAATAAAACGCAGAGAGTGGGGAATTGTGGAGATTGGGGTCATTTCTTCGTAGGTACGCCGAGTATTCTCCTGTTGAATTCCCCACAACTCATCAAACAGGGTCAAAGCGTGTCTTGCCCCCGCCACCGACTTGTAGGACTGAGCCAAAGATTGTATGGTTGTACCATTAGGCAGTTCAATTTTGTATTGAGTTACGTCCCATCCCCTTCGCAGGGCGTGGAATTTTATATCTTTCATAATACGCCCCTCTGCCTGTTCCAAATCATTCGCTAAAACATAGATTTCAGAACCCGGTGGGGCTTGTTCAGAATACCAAGCACCAACAGACGCAGCGAGAGCGGTCTTTCCACTCTTTTTGATACAGGAATACAGGATAGTAGTGTATGGAAACCTGCCAGTGTTCTCATCATACGCCAAAGCATAGGATAAAATGCGCCGTTGGTGGTCAGCCAAGATAATTTTACCTGCTGCACCCCAAGTATCCTTCTCGCTATCCCAAGTTTGATTTACATGAAAGCCACAAGTATCCAGCCAATCCAAATACGAGACAGAAAAGGGGACAATTTTATTATCATAGCCGGGAAGAAAGCTGGTAAAATCTTCCTCGACCGGAATTTCAGGCTTTTTTCTCACCATTTTCATCTTCCCATTGTTTTAAAATGCTGAGTTGAGCCTTCGCCTTTTCTTCGCTGTCGAATTTCCCCTTAATTTTTCCGGTAACTTTATTATAAGTTACCCACTTTTTCAACTTTCGGTCATACTTAACTGCAAAAGGCATAGTATCCTCCTATGGTACTATGCCATTATAATAAAAACTCCCCACGTTTGGCAAGGAGTTGGAAGTAACCGTTACTTAAACGCTACCGCCCCGCCGTGAAAGTCCCTATCCATACGGACTTGTACCCGCGAGCGGGGCAGTAAAGCGAAAGCCATCAGACCGTTAAGGAGTTTCTATCTCCAATAGTCGTTTTTCAGACGTGAACATTAATCGCTCTTTCTGTTCGTCAAACGATATGCGATACGTTTTCTTCCTCCAGCGCGGTGATGCGCTTTTCCGCTGCTTCTGCGCGGTGTTTCATCTCCATCGCTGTTGTATTTGCAAATTGCAGACACCTATTCAGTTCATCCATGCTGTTTATCACTGCCTCATAAGCACGGTTGTAAATATCTGTGATGGCATCGCGGTCTTTCACGTGTCGCCTGATAGCGTCCAGTACTGGACGCATCAGTTCGTCAACTTTTTCATTTCCCTGCGTCATTCCTTCACCTCCGGAATCCATTTATCATCCTGCCGCTCGATGTCACTATGAGCGGTAAGTTGGTCAATACACACCTTATATTCAGAAAGATATTCACGTATTTCTGCATCAACCTTATAGAAATCAGCCTCCGTGTTTGGATTGTCCCAGTGGGCGAAAATACAAAACATTCTCAATCTTCTGAAAAAGTAATTTATCTTTTCATTTTCCGCCTCAAGCTCGGCGATGCGGGCGTTCAGCGCGTCTTCGATGGGGCGTGTGTTCCAGTCGACTATACTTTTTGCAGATGCCCCACAATCATTACAAACAACAATTGTCCCTAATTCTTGCGGGCAGGAAATTTCGTAATAGTCTAAAGTTGTATTGCTACTCCCGCAAAACGGACATGCTTTCAACTCGTCCATCATTCACCACCTTTCATCGCTTTCCATTCGGTGACGAGGAAACGCCATTCATCTTCGGCTGCCATGACTGCGCCGTTGTCCATGTCGTTCTGGTCAACCAACACGTTGCCAGCCTCAATCAGCCGCTCGATAAGCGCGTCACGGCTGGCGAGTTCTTGTTTATAATAATC